GGAATTTAGGTAAGTTATCTCTAATTTGATATCCATATACTTGAGCTCCATATTCTGTTACTGCTTCTTCAAAACAAGTAAAAAAGTTAATAGCTTGTAATTCTATATCTATTAGGGGATAACCTAATCTTTGAGCACACCAAGTTGCTACACTTACAGCATCTCTTTTAAATTCTAAGTCATCATCATAAAATCCAAAAGGTGTATCTCCTGGAGAAAAACTACTTGAGCCGGGCCATATAGGTATGTTTGCCATTTTAATAGAATTAGATTGTTCTATTATAAATATAAAAACTTTATAAAGAATTAATGATATCCATTTAATAGTTCTAATAAGTCATCTATTGCATCATGTCTATGACTATCATTTAATATTGTTTTATAAACATAATTTGAATTAATTAATTTTGCCATATCATGATATGCTGAATAATTTTTATCTTTTAAATCTATTTGATATGAATCTCCACAAAATAACATTTTAGAATCTTTACCTAAACGTCCAATAGCCATTGCTAATTGAGATCTAGTTAAATTTTGAAACTCATCTACTATTACAACTGCATTATCAAAAGTTCTACCTCTAAAATGGGCTAATGATACTAATTCAATTTGTTCAGCTTTTTCCATTTTTTCTAATATTTGTGGTTTATTATAAACTTTTCTCATATTAGATCTAATAGGAACTAACCATGGTTCCATTTTTTCTCTTTCTGAACCAGGCAAAAAACCATTATCTTCTGTAGATATAGTAGGTCTTGTTATAATAATTTTATTAAATTGTCTTTTAAAAAATTGATCTAACGCTATTTGGACTGCTAATAATGTTTTACCACTACCTGCTTTACCTACTATAAAATTAAAAGGATGTTTTAAGATTTGGGTTTTTGCTTTTTTTTGTTCTTCTGAAAGAGATAAAGAAAATCTGACTGCTCCTTTTGGTGGACTTTTTACCATATTATCTTTTATTGCCATTTGCGTAACATTTATTATACATATAAAAAAAAGAGCCGCTATTGCGGCTCTCTTTTAGTAAGATTAAACTAACTATTATAGTTCGTTTAAGTCTGCGATAAATACTTTACCATAGAAATCAGGTCTTACCATTTTTCTAGCGTAACGAGTCATAATACCTTTACGTGGTGTAAATGATACTGGATCGTATACTAGTGGTGTCATGATTAATGGAATATAAGGTGCAAATACAGCTCCAGTTTCAAGGAATTGAGATCCTTTATAACCCATTAAAATAACATTTTCAGTCATATAAGGGTTTTTGTAAACTGTATATCTATTATTAATTGCACCAATCTTTTGAACACCCATTGCGTATTTGTCAGAGTCTCCTGGAGAGTCAGCTGCAAATCCTGGGATTGATTCTAAGATTGTAGATACTTTTGGAGATACTACCATAAAGTTAGCACCACCTCTTAAAGTTTTCTGGTGAATTAAGTTAGATACTTTCTGTAATTTAATACCTAAAGTTTGGAACCAAGACATTTTAGTGTAATATACACCTGATGCATTAGTTGTTGTTACTACTGTTGGTGTTTCTGTACCACCTGCTGTAGTATTAGCATTAGTTAAACCTGAAATAGATCCGTCTTGAGCTACTTTAGCACTCCATGCTTCAACTGTATCAGCATTCTTGATTAACATATCTAAGATTTCAAGATCAATTTCCATTGAAATATACTCACTTAAGATAGAAGTTAATTCTGCTTCTGCGTCAATTGAGTGATAAGCATTCAAGTCTTGAGCGAACTCAGGCGTCCATTGTGCTTTCAATTTACGTGTTTTAGCAGAAACTGTTTCACTTCTTAACTGAACATTAATTTCAGGAATATCTAGTCCAGAAACATTTTGTGATTCAGCAGCTGGGAAGTTTTCTTCGAAGTCACCTCTATCATTTAAATTAACTGGATCTTTGAAATAAGTTAAAGTTAAACCAGACTGAGTAGCATCAGCACCACCACCTTGTTCTACACCACCTGAATATATGAATACAATATTGTCTCCTTCTATTCTTGTAAATGCTGGGAAAGTTACTACTTCACCTGTAGATCCAGATGCAACTCTAAATGCTCTAACGTTAGTTTCTTCAACAAAACTACATCCTGAGAAGTGAGTTTTAGCTAATGTTAATTTTTTCACACCTGCTTGGTGACCACCTGCTTCTTCGAATTGACCAGCTTTAGAAGATGAAAATTCAGTATCACCAAAGAAATCAGTAAAAGAAGCTGTAGTAATTTCAGTTATAGCTATAGTTGGTGTAATTTGACTTTCTGTTACTGAGTAAGCATACTCACCAGCACCATAAAGACCTTTGTTAAATGCTCCATCCGTTCTCTTAAGATCTGGAGTAGCACCATAAAGTGATTCACCACTTGCTTGTCCTGCTCTTTCTGTACCATATTGGAAATCTAAATAAAAGATTAATCCAGCTGGTAAATTCATTGGTTGTACCGATACTAAATCTTTAGCAACGATTTCACCAAATACTCTTCGTACTAATGGAAGAGCTACACCTGCCCATGCTTCTGAATTAGCTCCATTAGTTACAGACTGACCAGTACCTGCAGTACCTAAAGCGTTAGCCTCGTTAACTAATTGTTTAGCTTGGTTTTCAAGAAGAATAGACATGTTGTTTTTTTCTGTAGAAGATTCAATTCCTTCCAAAAGTCCTGATCTGTCCCATTTGTTGGCTAATTTGCCAGCTTGGTCCTGCATTACTTGGTAAGGGCTTGCACCTTCTAGTAAATGATTTACTGTGTCCATTTTTTGTAAATTCTTTAAGGGTTAATTATTCGTTTATTTTAATATTTGCTAATTTTTGGAAACGATTTACCATATTAGTTGATTCTGAAATAATTTCTTTTTTAGGACCGGTAGATATACCTGCCGCTTTAGAAGCCATTCCAATACCTTCTTTTAAAGTAGTCGCTTTTGTTTTAAAAGATGCTTTCTTTGATTTAGCAACATTAAAAGTATCTTTAATAGTTTCATATATTAATTTAGCTTCTTTAACACTATCTGCTTTATCTAATGTCTCAACAACACGTAGTTTTTGAGAATCGTCTAAATTGTTAGCTTTAAAAATTCTATTAACATATAATAATTTAGAGTTTAAAAGGTTAACTTCATTAAGTTCTGATCTAACAGCATTATATGCTGCTTGAACCTCATTTAATTTGTTACGTACATTTTTACATCCATTTACAGATTCTTTCATTTTGTCTTTGTCATCCTCATCATGCATGCCTTCTTTTTTATCTTTGTCATCCTCATCATGCATGCCTTCTTTTTTATCTTTATCATCTTCGTCATGCATTCCTTCTTTAACATTTTCTTCGTAACAATGAGCTTCAGGCATTGGTTTGCCGTCTTCATCATAACAATGTCCTTCTTCTAAATTGTTGATTTCATTGAGAAGAGCATCTAAGTCAAATTCCTCATTTTCGTTTAGACCTTGATTAACGTCAGTAGCGTCTGCTTTGACTTTTTGTATTTGGTCTGCTCGATAGTTAGGATAACCTACAGCTTCTTCAATTTCATCTTCTTTTTCGTCTAAGACTTCTTCTTCTTCTAATTCTAATTCGTTTAATAGTTCTTCCAAATCTACTTCTTCATCCATGTCATCTTCGTCATGCATACCTTCGTCCATATCGTCTTCGTCATGCATACCTTCATCCATGTCATCTTCATCGTGATAAGCTTCATCCATGTCATCTTCGTCATGCATGCCTTCATCCATATCGTCTTCGTCATACATTCCTCCATGCATCATCTTTCCATGCATCATTCCTCCATGTCCTTCATCCATATCATCTTCGTCATGCATACCTTCGTCCATATCGTCCTCGTCATACATGCCTTCATCTAAATCTTCAGATAGTTTAGCAGATAGCATAGATTGAAGTTTTGGTGTAAAAGCTTCTTCCAATGCAGCTTTAGCATTTGCAAGTGCTACTTCACGAACAGCTTTAGCGTCAGCGATAGCCTCTTTTAAAATGTCCTTTGCCATTTGTTTAAGTTTTAAATTTTCTCTTTCGAGTCTCGTTAATAAATTATACGGGAAATAAGGTTATTAGGAACCTTAATAAAGGGTTATATACTAATCAGGGACGGTTTATTAGAAAATCCGTATGTTTCTCATATACATATAATAAAAGAAGAAAGACCAAAAAAGGCGCCATAGGCGCCTTAATTGGTCATATAAATTATAACTTACTTTTTCATAAAGAAAGATGCAACAAGAACTAATACTATTAGTCCTACAAATCCACCATTACCTAATCCAGTGATTAGAGCAGTAAGATTTGCAACTACATCCATTCCAAATACGGTTCCACCTGTTAAGATGTACCAAAGAATTGTTACGGGGATAAAAGCCATAAATAGCTTACCTAATCCTCCTAAAAATCCATTTACTGTTGAAAATACTTTTTCCATGATTAATGATTTTTTAGTTAATAATTAAAATTTAAGACCTACTCCTAATTGTAAATTAGTTGTCTTAGCCGTTGCGTCATAAACCACTTTTGGATCTACAAATACGCCTTTGTGAAACGTAAACATTTTACCTGCACCAACAGAAATATTGTCAGTGTTTAAACCAGTAGTTGCTACATATGCAAAGTATCCTTTCCAGAAGTATCTTGCATGTAAATCAAGAGCAACATCAGCAGTAGAATCAGCTTGTGAAACATTCAAACCTACCATTAGGTTATCAGTTAAACCATACCCTACTGTTGGGCTTACGGACCACTCAGTCCATGCTTTGTTAGCAATGTCACCAGTACCAATGTACCAGTTACCTTTTTCCTGTGCGTTTACTCCAGCAACTGTAAGCAGTCCTAAAGCTAAACTTAAAATCAATTTTCTCATTTTTTTTGTTTTAGTTAATACTCGTTTTAATTGAAATATAAGGGAATCAGGAAATTGTCCCCTTAAGCTTTATATATATGTAGTTTAGTCTCTCATGAGATTTTATATATTATTGTAACCTTTATTGTTTACGATACATATGAAGGGATTTTAACTCACCCAAATATTTTTATAGAAATTTTACGGTTATGAACAATTAATTGTTCACTAATTTAACATTTACATACACCCGTATTATCACAAATTATATCGCGAATTATATTATTTACGTTAGTGTATTTATATTCAGGTATATTTATTTTACCTTCATTAAGACCTGTTGGAGTCATAAAGGCACCATGTGTTGAAGGAGTAGAAACAAAATCAAAACAAAGTAATTCAAAATCATCTTGTACTTCAACTGTTCCTTCAGACATATTTTCTTTTACAGAACCCATTCCACGAGAAGAAATACCAACAGTAATTCCATTTCTGAATAATTCTTTAAGAATATTTCCCGCTGGAGTAGATAAAATTTCAACTTTTCCATATACATCATTTCCTTTCATTTTTACTTCTACAATATTATGAGATACATTTTGTAGATTAATTACTGAACTTTCTGGATGATCTAATTCACCCATTGCTCTTCTTTCTTTTACTGGTCCTTCAGCATATTTTTTAATTTCCCTTTCTAAAATATCTTTAGGATAAATTCTACCATTTTGGTTTTTAGCTTCTGCTCTTTGAATAATACCAGATACCATTAGTGGTTTATTCTCTTTAATAGAACGTTCTACTAATAGTTTATCTACTTTAAATTGTCTGTATTCTTGTAATAGCATATTTTATACTTCTTTATAGCCCATATAGCCCTTTCTTTTTTTTCTTTTATTATCTCCAAAGGCAAAAGGAGTAGCATAAGCATCTCCCTTACCAGCAGTAAAACTAAGTCCGGATCCTGCACTAGCTAATGTATTGGCTTCTTGTACTTTTTTATATTCTTCTGGGTATTTTTTTCTTATATGTGTTCTAAAAGTATTATATATTTCTTTTAATTCTTCAGAAATATTATATAATACTACATCTTCAGGTTTATCTTCTACTATTGTTATAAAATCTTGAATTTCTGCTTCTAAATCTTTAACCATATTAGATAAAGAAGGTTTACGTATTACTTTAGAAGATATTTTTCCTGTTTCTGGATCTGGTTCTCCACTAACTAATTTAAAATCTTTTTCTCTATTTTTAGCTTTATTTCCTCTAGCAGGATCTCTTGTTGATTTTACTTCATTAAAAGTAGATTCTTTTATATTATATATGTCAATAAGATTAACCATGGATTGTTTTTAATTCATTTGTTAATTCATAATAATTAAGTAAATTAATAACATTATCATCATTAACTGATGATTTTTTACATAATGGTTTAATCATGTCTCTAGTTTCTTTAAGTTTTATAGTTACAACTTTATCTTCAACTTGTTTAGAATATTTTGTAAGTTGTTTTTTAACAGACTTAATTTCTTTATTAATAAAAGATTTAAGAGAAGGACTATTAGTAACACTATTAACATATTCTTTTAATAATTTTTTCTGATTTTCTCCTAAATTACTATATTTTTCATTAAATTTTTCAAGTAAAACTTTATAAGTAAGTAATCTTGTATCTTTATCATACTTTGCATAGTCTTCCATTACGATATTTTTTTTAGGTTTATCTTTTATTGATTTACCTGTAATATGTTCAAGTAATGTTACTTTTGAATTAACTATGGATAAAGGGGATGCATCTTTATTTTCAAGTAGATTAAAAATAGATGCCATTATTTTATAATTTGAAATTTTAGATTTAAAAAAATTATTTACATCATATGTTTCTTTAATTTCTTTAATTAAATTATATTTTTCTCTTCTTAACCGGCTTTTATTTAATCTTCCATGTGCTTCTATTAAAGTATTAATCAACATAGTAGCGTTTGATTCTTCTTTAAATTTTTTTCCTATAAAAGTATGATATATTTTATATTCTTTTAATAAAGTAGAATCACCACTAAAATATTTTTTAATGATTACTAAGGCTTTTGGATTATTTCCAGCTATAGTATCAGCTGTTAACTGCCTTGTAAGGAGTTCAAATAAGATTCCAGTATTCTTATACTTAGAATGTTTTACTTTCATTATAAATTGCAATTTATCTATATATAAATATAAAGTTATTCTTGAGACTTAATATTTTTTTCACTTAAAAGTCCGTTTTCTTCTTCTTCTTTTAAAATTTGTTTTTTATTACGAAATTTTTGAAGAGATTTTTTAATATTAGCAGCTTCAAATGTAGAAACTTTATTAATATCTGTTGATTTTTCTGGTTTTTCTGGTGATAAACCTTTTTTACCTAGAGGATCTCTACTAAAATTACTTCTATCAGAACCATAATTTTGTGGACGTTCTGTAGGTCTTCCTGGTTGTTTTTCATCATATCCTGTAGGTACTTGAGCTGGTCCTACTGCTTTATCTCTTTTATTTCCATATAATGAAGCTAAGTCATGAGGAGTACCATATGATATACCTGATTCTACAGGATCATTTCCTTCATTTTCTATTTGAGATAATCTAAATTTATCCATAGCATCATCAAGCATTGCTTCTTTTTGATCAGTATATTCATCTGGGGATAAACCATATATATTTTCATATACCCAATCTTTACTAAAGATTTTATTGTCAATCATTGTTTGAGCTACCGTAGTTTTAGAAGTAAATAATTCTACTTTTTCTTGTTCATAAATAACAGATGGTGTAGTTAATTCTAAAGAAAAATCAACTAATTGTTCATCATCAAATCCTTGTGAATATAAATGTACTAAAGCAATTTTAGTTAATTCTGATTCTATAATTCTTTGAACACGTTCTACTGTACGAGCAAAACGAATATCCATACCGGCTAATGTTGATTTTCCTTCTACTCCTTCTTCATATCCTAAAAATGGTTTAGGTATTTTAAGAGCAGCCATCATTTTAGCTTTTAAATATTCAATATCACCTGTTCCATCATAATCTAAACCTTTTGTAGTATCAATACGAGTAGATGAATCACCTCCTCTAACAGGAATAAAGAAATCTTCAGTCATATTTTGTACATTAAATTTTAAATTATAATCACCCGTTGCTTGATCAATATAAGGTACTTTTTTCATTTTATTAGCTGTATCTGCCATAAATTGTTCTATATCATCCGCATTTGTTTGTCCTACATTAATATAAAATACTCTTTTTTCGGGAGCTCTCATAATTCTATGAATTAACATAGCATCTTCCATTAACATTAATTGTTTAAATACTTTACGAGCTGGTTCTAAATAGGCTCTACCATAAGGTAAATAATTAGAATCTGTAAGTAATCTAAAATGGGCCATTTCATAATTTTCTAATGTAAATTGATCTCTTCTAATAGTATTAGTAGCACCACTAGCTAACCCATTTGGATCAAGTGTAAATCTTGTATAAGAGGGATTTTCAGGGTCTGTTCCTTCTTCTCTTACTACTTCATATACTGATAAAGGAATAACATTAAATACACCATATTTCTCACTTACTTCTAATTTAAGATAAAAATCGCCATATTTACACATATTTCTAACCCAAGTAGGAAGATTAAATTCTACATTTAAAACATCATAAAATAAATTATGAAGTACCTTACGAATATTTTCATTTGAAGAATTAATATTTAATACTTGCCCATATTCATTTCTTGCTGTTGTTTCATCAGATATAATATCAAGTGCGGCTGCTATAATTGGATCATGATCCATAGCTTCATAATCACTATAAAGCTGTAGTCGCATTGACTGATAATTAAGTGTTGGATTATATTGTAAAGAAGATCCTACAGGTTTATGTAAACGTGTAAATCTATCATATAAAGAATTTGTTGCTAGATTTCCATATTTTTGGATTCTAGCTGTATCCATTACTTTAAGTTTTTGTCCTCCTATGTTTCGTATAATTACATCACTTGAAAATAAACGTTGTAATCTTGAAAATAAACTAGTATCTGCCATTGTTTAGTTTTTATTATAAATATATTAAAGGAGCCAAGTCAAATCTTGTTGTCCATGTTCTCCTAAATCTTGAGACCATCCTATTTGTTTTTTATCAGGTTTATTAGTGTATATAGCTGGTGGTCCTTTTTTCCAATTTCTTAATGTCGCATTTGTTAAATCAATTCCTTGTTGAGCAAATTTAAGAGCAGTATCTCTTACATAACATCCTGTTGCTAGAGACATAATCAAATCATCATTATAGCCTGTTTGAGCTTCTGCTCTTCCATTTTTCCAAATAAAAGTTCTTAATTCTTCTAATGTTCTTTTTCCCTGAATTAATACTGATTTTTCTCTCATATAAGCATCTAATTTTCCAATTACAAGAGGTCTTGTTTTCATAGACATTGTAAAACCAGGTACCATTTTAGATGTATCTACTATATCATGCCATTTAGCTAAAAATGTATCTGCATTAGTTGCTGCTTCTCCTTTAGGAGAATAATATAAATTTTTATATCCTTTATCAATTACAATTTGAATTGTATTCCATCCTATATTAGCATTTTCTATTACTAATAATGCATTATTATATTCGGTAGCTATAGCTACTAACATATGGCCATATTCTTTAGTCCCTATTTGTCCTTTAAATTCACCAATTTGTTTTGATTCTTCTATATCAATAATATGAAAAGCAGAATAATCTTTACTATCTCCTCTAGCTACATCAGCTACAATTAAATAATTTCTATTATAATCAGGATATTCCCAAATATGTAAATTACCTTCTATACCTCTTTTTTCTAAGGGATCACACAAATAGGTTTTTTCGTAATAAGATAAAAGTTCAGGATCAAATACAGTATTACCTGAGGTTGTAAAATCACAATCACATTCTTGTGATGCCATTCTACTACCTAATTCTGCATCTTGTTGATCTCTCCATAATTGATTTCTTTCTGGGTGTACTGTCCATGGTAATCTAATGGGTATAAAACCATTTTGATTTTCTTGAGCTTTAACCCACATTCTATGGAAAAAATTACCTGTGCCATTTGGTGTAGATAATACAATTGCTCTACCACCCGTTGAAAGTGTTTGTTGAGATGATGCCCAAATGTCCTCTATTCTATTTTCTTCAATAAAGGCAGCCTCATCAATAATTAGTAAAGAAATTGCTTCTGATCTACCA